CCAACACCAACTCAGACGGTTACACCAACCAATACAGTTACTCCAACACCAACATTACCACCATCGTTTGTTTCAGTATGGAGAACAACAACACCATCTGAAAGTATTACATTACCATATTCACCATCAGGAACATATAGTGGAACAATAGATTGGGGCGACGGTAGTATATCCGCTAACACATATGCAAATAGAACACACACATACTCATTATCAGGTAATTCTACTGTTACAATTTATGGAACAACTAATGGTTGGGCGTTTGGTAATACTGGTGACATATTAAAAATTAGAGAAGTTTTAAAATGGGGACCATTAAAAATTAGTAATGGTGCTCAAGTTTTTAGAGGATGTAGTAATTTAGTATTAACCGGTGTTACGGACACTATTGATTTAACAAGTGTTAATAATTTAATTTATATGTTTGGAGGTTGTTCATCTCTTACAACCATCAACAACGTTAATAGTTGGAATGTTTCAGGAATTACCGTTATGAGTAATATGTTTCAATCATCAACTTTTGACGATGATATAAGTTCTTGGAGTGTTTCAAATGTTACAGATATGAATCGTATGTTCCAATTTGGAGCATTTAACCATAATATAAATTCGTGGAATGTTTCAGGGGTTACAAGTATGGAAAATATGTTTAGACAATCTTCTTTTAATCAACCATTATCAGGTTGGAATGTTTCAAAGGTTACATCTACTATGGCAGGTATGTTTGATGGAACCTTATTTAACCAAGATATAAGTATGTGGAATGTTTCAGGGGTTACAAGTATGAGTGGTATGTTTAGATACACCCCATTTAATTATTCTCTTAATAATTGGAATGTTTCAAAGGTAACAAATATGTCTAATATGTTTTATGGTGCGTCATTTAATTTACCATTATCAGGCTGGAATGTTTCAAAGGTTACAAATATGAATTCTATGTTCGCATCAACTTCACAATTTAACCAAAACATTAATTCGTGGAATGTTTCAGGTGTTACAGATATGGGTTCTATGTTTTATCAAAACGCATATTTTAACCAACCATTATCCGGATGGAGTGTGTCAAACGTTAGAAATATGTCTTTTATGTTTTACAATTCACCATTTAATTATCCTATTGGTAATTGGGATGTTTTAAATGTTACAGGAATGACATCTATGTTCCAAAGTTCATCATTTAACCAAGACATCGGAAATTGGAATATATCGGGAGTAACCAATTTCACTGATTTTATGTTTGCAAAAACACCGATTACATTCTCAACAATAAATTTAGATTCTATTTATAATGGATGGCAAACCAAAACACCGCAAACCGGATTAACAATTAATTTTGGTTCTGCAAAATACACATTAGCGAGTCAACCGGGTAAAGATATACTAACAGGTTCAACTATGAGCGGTGGATATGGTTGGACAATAACAGATGGGGGGATATAATATATGGGAACAATTTTAAAAATATTATCAATAAATTACGACGGACAATTCGCCGACATTACCTTTTACCCTTGTTCGGGTGGGAGTATTAATATCGGTGAAGTTAACTTACCATATAATTATTATTCGGAAAATTACTACGGAACATATAACATTTATTTACTTGATTCGGGTAAAACTTGTTTGTTAAATGTTCCTTGTTTAACACCTACGCCTACTCCAACAACAACAATGACATTAACTCCAACAAATACTCCAACACCAACAAACACACCCGCACCAAATTGTGATTTATTAGGTTTAGATATTACAACCCCAACCCCAACTCCAACACCTACAATGACACCAACACCAAGTTCTACACCATTATTACCATTTATATCTGTGTGGAGAACAACATCTCCGTCTGAGAGTATAACATTACCTTATTACGGTTTAGATTATTCAGGAACCATTGATTGGGGTGATGGAAATTTTTCGGCGAATACATTTGCAAATAGGACACATATTTATACAACTCCTGATGACTATGTAATAACTATTACAGGTAAAGTTAATGTGTGGTCGTTTTATTATACACCAACAAGTAAACTTAAAATAAGAGAAATAACACAGTGGGGATGTCTTAACATAACTCAACTATCATATAATTTTTATGAGTGTTCTAATTTAATATTAACAGGTGTTACTGACACTCTAAATTTATCTCAAGTGACAAATTTAACATATATATTTCGTGGATGTTCGTCTATTACAACCATAAATAATATTAATAATTGGGATGTTTCTAACATTACAGGTATGTCAGGAATGTTTGGTCAAAGTAATTTTAACGATAACATTAATAATTGGGATGTTTCGGGAGTTGAGGATATGAGTTATATGTTCCAAGGAGCAACATCTTTCAACGAACCATTATCTGGTTGGACTGTTTCAGGTGTTACAAATATGTCGAATATGTTCCAAGGAACAACATCTTTCAACCAACCATTATCAGGTTGGAACGTTTCAAATGTTGCGTCTATGACATATATGTTCCAAAATTCACAATTTAATCAAGATATTAATAATTGGGATGTTTCAAGTGTTATTTATATGAATTATATGTTTAACGGCACACCGTTTAATCAACCGTTGTCAGGTTGGAATGTTTCAAATGTTACAAGTACGTATTATATGTTTGCTAGCACCCCATTCAATCAACCAATCGGAAATTGGGATGTCTCAAAAGTGGTTAATATGGAGGGTATGTTCCAAAACGCAACATCCTTCAACCAACCAATTAATAATTGGAATGTTTCAGGAGTTACCAATATGACATCAATACTCCAAAGCACTGATTTCAACCTACCATTATCCGGATGGAATGTTTCAAATGTCTATAATATGACTTTTATGTTTGCCAATTCACCATTCAATCAACCAATTGGGAATTGGAATGTTTCGGGTGTTACAAATATGGTAGGTATGTTCCAAGGAGCAACATCGTTCAATCAACCATTATCCGGATGGAATGTAAGTAACGTTAATAGTATGAGGCAAATGTTTAATACTGCTACCGACTTTAACCAACCTATTGGGTCTTGGAATGTTTCGGGGGTTACAGATTTGGGTTATATGTTTTATGCGTCATCATTTGACTATCCATTATCTGGGTGGAATGTTTCAAAAGTTACAGATATGACTTATATGTTTGCCAATTCCCCATTCAATCAACCAATCGGAAATTGGGATGTCTCAAAAGTTAAAAATATGTCAGGTATGTTTGTCAATACATCATTTGATTATCCGATTGGGAATTGGACTGTTTCAGGGGTAACAAATATGAGTAATATGTTTCAAAACGACCAATATTTTAATCAACCATTATCTGGATGGAACGTCTCAAATGTTGTTGATATGACATCTATGTTCCGAAATTCACAATTTAATCAAGATATTAATAATTGGGATGTTTCAAGTGTTATTTATATGAATTATATGTTCGCATCTTCCCTATTTAATCAACCATTATCCGGATGGAATGTTTCAAATGTTGGTGATATGAACAATATGTTTTATAATTCGGAGTTCAATTACCCTATTGGAAATTGGGATGTATCTAATGTTGTTAATATGAACAATATGTTTAATATTAATACATATTTTAACCAAGATATTGGAAATTGGAGTATATCAAATGTAACTAATTTTACTGACTTTATGTTAGGTAAAACACCATTAACATTCTCAACAACAAATTTAGATTCAATCTATAGTGGATGGTCAACTAAAAATCCGTATACAGGAAGAACAATAAATTTTGGAAGTGCTAACTACACAATATCCGGAGGACAACCAGGTAAAAATACATTAACGGGTTCAACTATGAGTGGAGGATATGGTTGGACAATAACTGATGGAGGAGGAATTTAATATTATGAAAACTTTTGAAATATTTACAACAAATTACGACGGGTATATCGGAGATATAAGTTATTCCGCATATACCGGAGGAACTATTAGTTTAGGTTCACAGTTATTACCATACGATTATAATACAGATTATTATTATGGAACATATACCGTATACATACCTTTTTATAATAAAACCTGTATTTTAGATTATCCGCCACCTTCTTGGGATTTAATCGGTGATACGTTAATATTGTTCATTTCAAGTTGGAAAACCGACAATGAAGGTTTTACTAACACTAATCAAATTGGTATTGTGTTAGACCCATCAGGAACTTTTAATTTTGTAATTGATTGGGGTGATGGAAATACAGACACAATAACATCATATAGTCAACCTGAGCTTATACATACTTACAATGTTATAGGAACATATACTATACGTATGTTTGGAGTAATTGACGGGTTTAATATAGGAAATTATGCTGGTGATTATGGTAAAATTTTAAGTGTTCAACAGTGGGGTGATGTAAAATTAATTGATGGTGGATATCAATTTTATTATTGTTTTAATTTAGATTTATCTACCGTAATCGATACTTTAGACACTTCAAATCTGACTAATATCGACGCTATGTTTGCAGAATGTTATAGTTTAACATCTGTAAATAATATACAATCGTGGGACATTTCTAATATAACAAGTTTATCTTATTTATTCTCCGGATGTATATTATTTAATCAAAACTTAAATAATTGGGATATTTCGGGAATTACAAATATAAGTGGAATGTTTTATTTGACAAGTTATAATCAACCATTATCCGGGTGGAATGTTTCAAATGTTCAATACACAAATTATATGTTTAGTAATTCTCAATTTAATCAACCATTATCCGGATGGGATGTTTCAAATGTTGTTGATATGAGTAATATGTTTGAGTCTTGTCCATTTAACCAACCAATCAATAATTGGAATGTTTCAGGTGTTACAAATATGGGTTATATGTTTAATGGGTCATCATTTAATCAACCATTATCCGGATGGGATGTTTCAAATGTTACAGATATGAGTTATATGTTCTATAACAACTCAATATTTAATCAACCTATTGAAAATTGGAATGTTTCAAATGTTACAAATATGAGTGGTATGTTCTATTACAACTCAGCATTTAACCATCCAATTGGGAATTGGAATGTTTCGGGTGTTACCAATATGAGTTATATGTTCTATTACAACTCAACATTTAACCATCCAATTGGGGATTGGAATGTTTCGGGTGTTACCAATATGTCGGGTATGTTCTCTAATAATCAAATATTTAATCAACCATTATCCGGGTGGAACGTCTCAAATGTTACCAATATGTCGAATATGTTCTATTCCAACTCAACATTTAATCAACCATTATCAAGTTGGACTGTTAGTAATGTAACAAATATGTCAGGTATGTTTTATAATAATAGAATATTTAACCAACAAATTGATAATTGGGATGTATCTAAAGTTACAAATATGAGTTATATGTTTTTTAACAGTTTATTTGACCAACCATTATCCGGATGGAATGTTTCTAAAGTTACTCTTATGTTTTCCATGTTTAATAATTCTCAATTTAATCAAAATATAAATAATTGGAATGTTTCTGGAGTTACAAATATGAGTGATATGTTCTCTAATAATCAAATATTTAATCAACCATTATCCGGGTGGAATGTTTCAAAGGTTACAAGTATGAGTAATATGTTTGCCACTTCATCATTCAATCAACCAATTAATAATTGGAATGTGTCGGGTGTCACAGATATGGGTGCGATGTTCTATCAATCTCAATTTAATCAACCATTATCCGGGTGGAATGTTTCAAATGTTATTAGTTTGTTTAATATGTTTAGGGGTTCAAAATTTAATCAACCTATTGGAAATTGGGATATTTCTAAAGTATCTAATGTTGTGTATATGTTTTATGAAAACCAATATTTTAAACAAAATTTAGGGAATTGGAACATATCAGGTGTTACAAATTTTTATTATTTTATGGGAACTAAAAACCCTATTACTTTTTTCACATACAATTTAGATAGTATTTATAATGGGTGGGTAACAAAAAACCCACAAATAGGGATACAGATTAATTTTGGTAGTGCAAAATACACATCAGCTGGTTTGGCGGCAAGGACAACCCTTGTAACAACTTATTTTTGGTCAATTAGCGACGGAGGAATGTTAACTTAATTTATGGAATATATATATAGAATATCGACAAATAATTATACCGGATATACCGCCGATATAACTTTTAATCCATCAACAGGTGGAACAATTAATATTGGTACGGTTACATTACCGTATGATTACCCTACAGATTATCCGTATGGTGATTATTATATATACATACCGGCAACAGGTGTATCGGGGTCTTTGAATAATCCCCCACCAACACCTTAATTTATACGAACTAACAATATATGAGTACAACTTTAGAAATATTAACTGCGAATTATAACGGACAATTAGCCGATATAACCTTTTTCCCTTGTTCGGGGGGGGTTATAAATATTGGTGAAGTTACATTACCGTATAATTACGAATCCGAAAATTATTATGGAACTTACATTATTTACGTAATGTATTACGATGAAACTTGCTCGTTGGATATTCCTTGTATATCATTAACACCGACAAATACACCGACAAATACACCGACACCTACTATTACAGATACTCCAACTCAAACACCAACTCAAACTAATACTGTTACACCAACTAATACTGGAACACCAGCACAAACCCCAACACAAACGACAACGCAGACACAAACACAAACACCTTCCAATACAGCTACACCTACTAACACTATCACTCCAACTCAAACTCCAACTAAGACTCATACTCCCACACCAACAAATCGCCCTACAACAACACCAACAATGACACCAACAAATACTCCTACACAAACAAATACTCAAACAAATACGCCAACAAATACGCAAACGCAAACACAAACGCAAACTCAAACCACTACACAAACTCCGACTAACACTCCAACACAAACACAAACTCAAACACAAACACCGTCACCATTACCTCCAACAATTGGGTATTTTGAAGATTGTTGTTACCCATCTATAATATATAAAGTGGGTGGAATAATATATCCTGTTTTTATTGATAACTTCTATTATATAGAGACTACCGGATATAGTGGTTGTGTTAAAGCAATAAATCCTACGTCATTTAACAGTCAATATGAAATTATTAGTTTAACTTCATATGTGAGTTGCCTTATTTGTCAATTAGACCACGAATGTATTTTACCTACACCTACACCAACTCCAACTCAAACTGTGACTCCAACGGTAACGCCAACAGTAACTCCAACAATTTCAACAACACCAACAAATACTCCTACACAAACACAAACACAAACTTCAACACCAACACAAACACCTACCAATACACCAACAAACACTCAAACACAAACTCAAACACAAACACAAACTCAAACTTCAACACCGACACAAACACCTACTCAAACTCCGACTAACACTCCAACCAAAACTCAAACTCCAACAACAACAACGACATTAACCGCAACACCAACTCAGACTCAAACTCCAACAAACACTCAAACACCAACAAAAACTCAAACACCAACACCAACAAAAACAATGACTCAAACACCTACTAATACTCAAACACAAACACCAACCAAAACTCAAACACAGACGCCTACAAACACACCAGTTTGTTCAGCACCTCAAATGTTAGGTGTTACATTGTCATCAGGTTCAATTTTATCTGTTTCGATTATTCCGGGACCAAATTGTAGTGGTATTTTTATGATATATTCTTATGATAATATAAACTTTAATTCTGCTGTGGCAACTCCAAGTAACTGTACATCACCGTTTACTTTTGACTCTCTTACTACAACAGGAAATGTTTATGTAAAAGTGGGTCAATTATGTACATCAGGTGGTATTAGCGCATATTCTGAAGTTTTCCCATATTTCTTCCCAACCCCAACTCCGACACCAACACCAACAAATACACAAACGCCTACTAAAACTCCAACCAACACTCCAACTAAAACTCAAACCCCAACAACAACAACAACATTAACTGCAACTCCGACTCAGACTCAGACGCCAACTAAAACTCCTACTAACACTCCAACCAAAACACAAACACAAACTCCAACTAAAACTCAAACTCCAACAACAACAACAACATTAACTGCAACTCCGACGCAAACACAAACGCCTACTAAAACTCCTACACAAACACCTACTCGAACAAACACTCCAACGCCAACAACATCGTGTGGTGTTACATTAATTTCTACCACATATGTTTCAGGAACCACTTGGAATTATAATTTCACAACAGCAGGTTCTTGTGGAACACTTTTACCGGAATATTCGTCTGATAATATAACTTGGACTTTGGGTGGTGCAGGTGGTTGTACTTCACCTAGGTCGGCAATAACCGGTATTAATAGTGGAACAATATACTTTAGAATGACATTATTTTGTTCGTCTCTTACGGGAGTTTCAAATGTTATTACTTATGTGTTCCCATCACCAACACCTACACCTACAAGAACTCAAACACCAACACCAACAAAAACACCTACACCTACACCGACTGAAACACCACCTGGAGTAACTTGTGTATGTTATGAATTATATTGGTCTCCACCAGGTGGTCCTTTCTTTGGTTCAACAACTTTTGATTATATTGATTGTGAAGGGTTCCCTGCAAGTTCCTTTGCTAACAATATGGGTGATTCACCGAATATTTGTGCTCAAGAAAACACTATTTCATTTGGCGGTGGTGACAATTCAGGTGGTTGGCTTCCATCAATATATAATTGTTGCGCAACAAATATTACATTAGGATATAGAGTGTCAAATGCTGTATGTTCGTTACCTGGTTGGGCGTTAGTTAATCAATGTATAAATCGTTCCGCAATTTTAGGTTTATGTGACGCAACCGAATTATATGATGATGATATATCCGGTAATTGTACCTTCGCATTTGCAGCTGCGGGTTATTATAAAACCACTGATAACTTTAGTAGAAGATATTGGGATGGAACCGCATTTACGGGTGCTTGTTTTTCGTGTGGTTGTTTAGTTGTTAATACAGTAATAACATTATCTGATGGTTCAACTAAATTAATACAAGATGTTCAAGTTAACGACATACTTAAATCTATTGATGTTTCAGGAATGCCACAACCATCAAACGAATGGTACTCTTGGAGTAGTGACACTTTAAATTATGTAGAATCAACCTCTACAGTAATTAATTTTACAATATATGAATTTGATTCGGTTATTAATATTAATAACGATAAATTAATTGCGACTGATTCTCATAACCACGTTGTTAAACAAAATGGTGTTTGGTATATCAGAACAACATCTGATTTAAATGTTGGTGATGTATTATTAGATATTGACAATACTGAATTTGAAATCACATCATTAGTGACAATTACAGAATCAACAACAGTTTATAACGTTGATGTGAATAATAGTAATTTATATTTTGCGAATAATGTCTTAACTCACAATAAGTAAAACAGATACTTATTAGAACAAAGTAAACTATTTATATAAGGAAAATTATATTTAAATTTAGAATATGGAAAATAATGAAAATAATGATTTAACGGTTTGGCAAAGGTTATCAAGAGCCTTTGGACCAAACGCGTTATTAAATCAAGACTACCCAACATATAAGTTAGATAAGAAAGAGTTGTTAAAGACAACATCACAAGCGGAATATGAAAGAGAAAAATTACAAGCTCAACAAACATATTACCTATCTAACCAATGGACTAAGATTGAAAGTAATCTATACACTCAAGCAGTTTATTATGAACCAACTCGTTTGGCTTCATTTTACGATTATGAATCTATGGAATACACCCCTGAGATATCAGCGGCATTAGACATCTATGGTGAAGAATCAACAACTGTTGATGAGAATGGATATATGTTACAAATTTATTCTGAATCAAAAAGAATAAAATCTATACTAGCCGATTTATTCAATAACGTATTAGACGTTAATACGAATTTAACTATGTGGACAAGAAATACTTGTAAGTATGGTGATAACTTTGTTTATTTAAAATTAGATTCAGATAAAGGTATTGTTGGTTGTATGCAATTACCAAACATTGAAATAGAACGTTTGGAAAGAGGTATGGCAGCAAAATCTGCAACTATAGATGAACCTGCAGAACACAAAGGATTAAGATTTAAGTGGAAGGCAAAAGATATGGAGTTTAACTCTTGGGAAGTTGCCCACTTCCGTTTATTAGGTGACGATAGAAAACTTCCATACGGAACGTCAATGTTAGAAAAAGCAAGACGTATTTGGAAACAATTATTATTATCGGAAGATGCGATGTTAATTTATAGAACTTCAAGAGCACCGGAAAGACGTGTGTTCAAAGTATTCGTTGGTAATATGGATGATAAAGATGTTGAGGCTTACGTACAACGTGTTGCAAACAAATTTAAACGTGACCAAGTTGTTGATGCTAAAACAGGTAATGTCGATATGAGATTCAACCAAATGGCTGTTGACCAAGATTACTTTATTCCTGTTAGAGACCCAGCGGCGGCATCACCAATTGATACGTTACCGGGAGCAACAAACTTATCTGAAATTGCCGATATAGAATATATCCAAAAGAAATTATTAACCGCTCTTCGTGTTCCTAAAGCATTTTTAGGATTTGAAGAAACTGCCGGTGATGGTAAGAATTTATCATTACAGGATATTCGTTTTGCAAGAACAATCAATAAGATTCAAAAATCAATGATTGCCGAATTAAATAAAATTGCAATCATTCATTTATTCTTATTAGGGTTTGAAGATGAGTTATCTAACTTTACGTTAGGACTAACCAATCCATCATCCCAAGCAGATTTATTAAAGAATGACCTTTGGAAAGAAAAAATTGCATTATACCAACAAGCCGTTGCGGCAATTGCGGGTATTGCTCCGGTATCTGTATCGTGGGCTAAGAAACATATTTTAGGATTCTCTGATGAGGAAATCAAACTTGATTTACAACAACAAAGAATTGAGATGGCTGTCGGAGCTGAATTAACAAATACGGCAACTATCATAACACATACAGGTATCTTCGATAATATCGATAAATTATATGGTAACCCTGCATCCGGAGCAACTGCCGGTGGTGCGGCACCATCATCCCCACCACCACCGGGAGGTGGAGGAGGTTTCGGCGGAGGTGGAGACTTAGGTGGAGGAATGGAAGATTTAGGTGGACCTGAACCAGGACCTGAACCGGGTGGACCTGAACCGGGTGGAGCCCCTGAGGCGGCAGCTCCCGAAGCAGAAGTAACTCCTGAATCATTTAATAGAGATAATTTAAAAATATTGGTAGAAAGAAGTAATATGACAGAAGATGATTCATACATTGATTTATCCAAAGGTGGAAACTCTTTAGGAGAAATTGAAGCTCAATTAGGTAAACTTCTAAAAGATTAGATATTTATAAATAAAAAAACTTATGAACTTCGGTATATTAAAAACAAAAATAGAAAGAGTGTTGTTAGAATCATACGCTAACGACACATTTAAAGACGAAATAAAAAATTTCAAAAAATATGTTTTAGAAAACAAAAACATAAGTAAATTATTTTATTTATACGATGAATTAAATTCTCCAAAAGCATTAAGTGAATCTTACGCCAGAGAGTTTATTAACGAAAGTATTAAAATGTATGAGAACACAATCAATAAAATCAAGCAATCTGATTTAAATAAAATAAAATCTTGGGTTGGTAATAAACAGATAGAGAATCAATATGAGACTATCGATACGTTGTTTTCTTCAGATATATTAACGATTGAATCTAAAATTAAATGTAGAAACATTCTGTCAGAATCTCTTAGAAAATTACCGGTGGTGAAAACAGAAGGGATTGATTTACCGTTAACAACAATGGTAAGTGTTGCAAACAAAACTATTAAAAGTTATATTGATGGTTTAACTGAATCTGACAAAAAAGAATTAATGTCTTTATTGTCTGAAGATGATTCAACATTGAATGAAAAATACGTTACACTTAAAGAAGGTGTAGTTACGAAACTAACGGAAATGAAGAATGCTAGCACTGATTCAACAATGCAAATAAGAATTGAGGATACTATCTCAAAAGTAATTTCTGAAAAATACGACAAACTTACGTACTTCAAACTTAAAAACCTTAAAGAAAATCTTTAATTATCGTCTGATTTAAATTTTTTCTGAACATACTTAGCTTTTGAAAGACCATCACGTTTAATTACTGATGGTTTTTTAAATTCTTTTCGTTTTGATAATTCAGAGCTTTGACGGGTTTTAATTACTTTACTTTTATAGAGTTTTAGAGCTTTCTCAATCGTAATGTGATTATTTAATTTTACTATTAGCATATACTACATATATCTCCCTCCTACAAAAAAGTTTTGACATTACCCATAAAAACACCTATTATTTTTAAAAATAAACAGGAAAATATGAAAATTAATGAAAAAGGGAAAAACTTCTCTACTACACGGGTTCAAAACAGCGAAGATTGTTTATGGAACGGTAGACTCAATCAAACTTAAATCACTTTACTTAAACATCCAAACTTGGGTTGAACCAATATACGAATGTGATAATTGGACAAGAACAGTTCTTAACCTAAGTAGGAGTATTAAACACTCAATCTACGAGTCAATAAACAAAGATATATTCAACGACAAATTTATTGTAGACTTAGATTTAAGGTCCAGCGGACTCAATCTAAACAAAAAATCGTTTATGAACCTTGAAATAAATTTTTATTTAATACAAGAAGATTTGGATTTCAAATGTAACGAAATAAAAGAATCATTACAACAAATAACAAAACAAATTTTTAAAGATAATTTTTTAGATAATGAAAATTTTAACTTTTATCTAACCAAAAACAGTAAAATCACAGAAGAATTGTTACAAACCGAGAATGTTTAATATTTATAAATAAAACATTCAAAATGAATTTAAGAATATTACAACCAAGTGAATCAGGGAAAGGTATATTAGTTGAATACGATGCTGGGTATATTAACCCAAATGATAATCGTAACGAAACATTAATTAGAGAATCTAGCGAAACTCTTGACCACACTAAACCAATTGAGTTTTATGCCGTATTACAAAAATATGATACCCCTAATAGAAATGGTAGATTATATCCTGAACGTATATTAAAAAGAGAGGCGGAGAATTATAAAAAAATGATTAAAAAGGGAACAGCCCTATCCGAGTTAAATCACCCGGAATCATCTTTAATCGATTTAGATAGAGTTTCTCACGCAATCACCGAAGTATGGTGGGAAGGTAATGTCCTAATGGGTAAAATAAAACTACTTACATCACCGGGATATCACGAAAGTGGTATTTGTTCAACCAAAGGTGACTTAGCAGCTAACTACCTAAGACAAGGAGTTACATTAGGTATCTCATCAAGAGGTGTAGGTTCCCTTAAAAAGATTGGTGAACAAAATGAAGTTCAAGACGATTTTGAATTAATCTGTTTTGATTTAGTATCATCACCATCAACCCCGGGAGCGTATCTATTCTTAAATAAAGAGGATAAACAACTATACGATGAGAACTTAGAAGAAGAGAAAAAAATGAGTGTTGAGAGACACGTTGGTGATTCCGGAAATAAATCGCTTGACTTAATGAAAAAATTAAACGATTATTTGGGTTACTAATAAAAAAAAACAAAATGGAAGAAAAGTATTTTATCGCAAAAGTTACCTTGGACTCAGTTGATGAGGCATCAGGTAAGATTAAAAAATTAAGAGAAGAAAAATTAGTAAGTGGTTACAACCCTACTGATGTTGAGGCGAAAGTTACCAAAGTTTTTGAACATTATACAATGGAGTGGAGAATTACCGCTATTGTAGAAAGTAAAATTGATGAAGTAATTGAGTAGTTAAATTTTTAATTATTAAGTAAAAGAGGACATATAGTCCTCTTTTTTTATGCTTTTTATTTTTTGGAGATATTTATCAATGTATAAAAACCTAACTCAATTTAAGTAAATTTTAAACTTTTTTTGAATTAGGAGATATTTATATATTAAAATAACAACAAAACGAAATGGCAAAAGAAAAATCTTTAGTTGAAGAGGCTATCATCCAAATGAAAAACTTGGAAGAAGCGGTAGCTGAAAATGCAAAAGGAATACTTGCTTCTACAATGAAACAAGAAATCAAAGACCTAGTAAAAGAATCTCTAACTGAACAAGACGAGATTAACCCTGATGACGTTGAAGTGGATGAACCTATGGGTTCTGATGATATTGCCGATATTGATATGGGTGATGATTCAGATGAAGAAGGTGATGAAATGGATACTGATGATACTGATGACGAAGAAGATATGGACTTTGGTGACGAAGAAGATATGGACGACGAGGAAGACACTATTGACTTAACTGACGCAGACGATGAAGAAGTACTTAGAGTATTTCAACTTATGGGTCCGGATGACAACATTGTCGTAACAAAAGACGACAAAGGAAACACTCACCTTAAAGATGAGGAAACCGGTAAAGAGTATATGATTGTTGGTGAAAGTGAAGAAGAAGAATTTGAAATGTCTGAAGAATGGGACGAAGAACTTGAAGAAGATGAGATGGGTGACGAATCTATTGAATCAATCGTTGAGAGAATGTTCGGTTCTGATGATGAAGACGAAGACGAAGTGGAATTTGATTTTGAAGAGTTTGACGAATCTGATGATATGGACGATGAAGAAATCGTTTATGAAATCGAAATGGATGAAGAAGACGAAGAAGAATTAGGTGAAGAAGAAATGGATGATGAATCTATTACTGAAGCTAAAATGTCTATCAAACCAAAAGGTGTTGGGATGGGTAATCAATCAAAATTTAAATTTAACAAATCACCTAATCAAGGAACAGGATTTAAAACTAAAATGAAAGAGGCTCCAAAATCTGTAGGAACAGGTAAAGCGAAATTCGAGTATAAAGAAGGTGAAAATTCAGGAACTAAATTAGGAACAAACAAAGTTGTTAAGAAAACTGAAACAAAAGAAGGTTCAACTAGAAAACCAATGGTTAAAAAAGTTGAAGGTAAAAAAGAAGAGACAAAAGAGGCTGTAAGAACTTTAGGTTCAGGGTCTAACTTTAGAAAAGGTGGTTTACCAAAACCAAGAGCTCATTCAAGTTTTAATACTGCTATCAAAGAAAGTAACACTAATTCAGAGTTACAAGTTCTTAGAGAAAAAAACGAAGAATACAGAAAAGCACTTAATGTTTTCAGAAGTAAATTAAACGAGGTTGCAATCTTCAATTCAAACTTGGCTTACGCTACACGTTTGTTCACTGAACATTCAACATCAAAACAAGAAAAAATTAACATTTTAAGAAGATTTGATGGTGTTGAAACTATCAAAGAATCTAAAAATCTATATCAGGTCGTTAAAAATGAATTATCCTCAGGAACTAAAACTCAAACTATGAACGAGTCAATTGAAAGAACAATCGCAAAATCACCTTCTACAGGAGCGGTTAACTTACTTGAATCAAAAACATATGAGAATCCACAGTTCTTAAGAATGAAAGATTTAATGGCAAAAATAAAATAAAAATAAATTAAAATTAATAAAAACCAAAAAAAATGGGAGCATTATTAGAATCAGGATTAGTTGGTAACATCGGGTTAAAACACCTTAAAGTTATCAAAGAAGACACAATCAACAAATGGGATAAATTAGGATTCCTAGAAGGTCTTAAAGGACACATGAGAGAAAACGTAGCTCAGTTATATGAGAACCAAGCGTCTTTCTTAATAAACGAAGCTACAGGTGAAGGTTCAAACGGTTCATTCGAAACGGTTGTATTCCCTATCGTAAGAAGAGTATTCTCTAAATTACTTGCGAATGAAATCGTATCAGTACAAGCTATGAACTTACCAATCGGTAAATTGTTCTTCTTCGTACCTAAAATTCAAGGTTACCAATCAGGTCAAGAAACTATCTTAGGAACTCAATTAGGTGGTGGTACTCACTACGGACCAATTGGTGCGGCTGATGGACAAACTGCGGCTGATGGTCAATCAGGAGCTGGTTACACAGGAGCAAACGCATTCAAGAAAAATCTTTATGATTTATTCTATGAAGGAAACGAAGGTCAATTAGACCCTCCAGGATTGTTTGACTACTCTAAAGGACAATGGTCGGCAGTTACTAAACCAACAACAGTTATGGTTTGGTCAAATGGTAGTTTAGTTGTTGCTGACGCAACTGCATTAGCTAACCAATTCAATGGAAAAAACATTAGAAAAGTAATCGTAGCATTATCAGGATTCACAACTGCTGGTACAGGTAAATTAATCGGACCAGACGGTAATGAAGTTGATACTGAAACTTTCTTATCTGATTTAAGAATCTACAGTGATTCTACAACTGCATGGACTTCAACAACATCACCTTGTAGTGTTGTAAGTGGGTCTACCGGAATAAACTCATTATTGTTTAGAGTTGTTACTCAACAATATGGTGAAGGTATCGTTTCAGGATTAAACGGAAGAGGAACTACATCATTTGCAACTACAGGTAATAACGGTACTTACAATGATACTTGTTCTCCTGCAGGAATCATCTACTTAGAAGTTGATTTATCTTGTCCAACTTGTCCTTCTTGTGGTGACACATTAGACGGTTATACAGGAACAACTATCGGAGTATTACCATCAACTGGGTTTACTGCTGTTTACAGACGTTACGCTGATATGGAATTTGAAGATAAAATCGGTGAGGTTTCTTTCGAATTAGATTCAGTTACTGTATCTGTTACAGAAAGAAAATTAAGAGCACAATGGTCTCCTGAGTTAGCTCAAGACGTTGCAGCTTTCCACAACATCGATGCTGAGGCTGAATTAACAGCTTTATTATCTGAACAAGTTGCGGCTGAAATCGACCGTGAAATCTTAAGAGATTTACGTAAAGGTGCGGCATGGAACTTACGTTGGGATTACAATGGTTGGAGAAGAATCTCTTCAACAACAAACTATACACAAAAAGATTGGAACCAAACTTTGATTACTGCAATTAACCAATTGTCAGCACAAATCCACAAATCTACTTTAAGAGGTGGAGCTAACTGGATTGTAGTATCTTCTGAGGTTTCAGCGATTATGGATGACTTAGAATACTTCCACGTATCTAATGCTTCACCTGAACAAGACCAATATAATATGGGTATTGAAAGAGTTGGAACATTAGCAGGACGTTACCAAGTATATCGTGACCCTTACTTCCCAGCTAACCAAGTGTTAATTGGACACAAAGGAACATCGTTACTTGATACAGGATACATCTACGCTCCGTATGTACCATTACAATTAACACCTACAATGTACAACCCATTCAACTTTACACCGATTAAAGGTATAATGACTCGTTACGCGAAAAAGATGGTGAATAATAGATTTTACGGCAGAATTACTGTAGATGGTGTTAGAACATTCGATTTAAGAGAATTGAGATAATCAAAATCTTAAAATATTTAACAAAAAGGGACTATATGTCCCTTTTTTTTATGTATATTTGTAAACAATCAAGTTTATGGTTGTATTTATAATATATGAAGAAAATACTATTAGAAAAATCAGTTGTTGATGAAATTTTGAGATTATATAATGATGAGATGTTAGGCTCTCCATCTATATCTGAAAAATTAAATATTAACAAACAAGTTGTGTTACGAACATTAAAAGAAAATGGTGCTATTGTCGGTATCTCCGGTAGAAAATATAAGGGTGGGAAATCTGAATCAGATAAACGACATTATCTTAAAAATAGAGAAAAACGATTACAATATTTTTCTGATTGGCAAAAAGATAATAGAGACCGTCTAAATGATTACCATCAAAAATGGAGAGAAAAAAATATTGATAAACATAGAGAATATAAACGTAAGTATGAAAAACATCGTAAAGATACTGACCCCCTCTATAAACTAATCACCAATTTCAGAACTGCAATATGGACAGTATTAAAAGAAAGTAATGTAGACAAATATGGACATTACTTTGATGTTCTACAATATAGTCCGGAGGAATTGATTAATCATTTAGAAAAACAATTTAAGGATGATATGACGTGGGATAACTATGGAATTTGGCACGTGGACCATAAACTACCAATTACATCTTTTGATATACAAGAGATGGGTGACGAGGAATTTATGAGATGTTGGTGTTTGGATAACCTTCAACCAATGTGGGGTGAGGAGAATATTCGTAAATCAAATAAAGTTTTTTAAATACTGAGGTATTTATATAAAAAGAAAAATATGAACAATTTATTTGAGATATCGAGTGAGGAAAGAAGTAGAATATTAAATCTTCACGAGAGTGCAACAAAACGACAATATTTAACGTTAGAACAGGTTGTTCAACCCCAATATCATTCGACAACTACATCAAAATCGACTAACACTACTTTTCCGGTTCAAAATGTTGGTGATAAATTTGCTTATGGTCAGGTTGATTCTCCAAATGTTAAGTCAAAAATAATTTCATTAAAACCTCAAATTGATAAATTTATCAAGGATGATGGTGGTAAAAATTTTGTTATAACTATTACTGCAGGGGAATCTAATGTTACGAATCCAAAAGGATTTGAAGAAAAGGGTAGTTTAGCATTGGCGAGAGCTAATTCTGTGAAAGGGTATTTTGAAGAAGTATTTCAAGATTTAATTAAAAATGGTGTTTTAACTATTAAAGTTCCTACAGATGTTAGTCAAGTATCTTTAGGTAAAACACCATATGATAAGACTAAAGGTGATAATAAAAATCCTGATAAGATTAAATTATATAGTGGTGAGCAATTTGTAAACTTTACTATCACAGGTAGTGGTTCAAAGTGTAATTTTGTTTTAGATGTTGAAGCTGGTCAAGGGGACCCTAATTTAGATTATGTAACAACTGATGAGATTTTAGAAGGTAAAGGGGAAGTTACATTTACTCCGGGACAGATTCCGGATAGATTGGTTATTATGGATAGTCAGGGTAAAATAGAAACGGACACAGGGTATATTACGGGTGACGTTAGTAAATACCCGGATTGGAAATATACTCCACTATATGTTTATCTTTTAACTTTGGTAAGTCAAACTAACCCGGTTGCGGTTTCAGGTAGTGAAATATTAACGATAACAGTTACAGATTATGCTGATTTGGTTAAACAATTATTGAATGACCCCAATTCACGTAGTTATCAAAAAATGGGTAGTGAGATAGAACCGGGGTTAAAAGCTATGGCGGGTATGATTAAAAAAGGGCGAACAGAGTTTGTTATTTATAAATTATCGAATGCGGGAACCACAGTTCAATTTGATTCACCAAATAATGATAAAAAAATCAAAGTATATTCACCTATTGGAACCGGAACAATTAAAACAGGTTACGGGTTAGTAGGTCGTTGTATTAATTAATTCGTTTTGAACTAATTAACTCATAAGTTAATTTATTATCTTTTGCGTAGGCAATATAGGTTTTGATAGTATCGTTTTTAGTAATTTTCATTATAGAAAAAACTTTTTTGTTATAAACTTTAGATAACGAATCCATCAAGACGTTGGCATCTTTGTCAATGTCTTTTGTTTTTGGTTTAACTTGAGCCACAGAGGTTAATGTTCCGATAAGTAATAACGATAATAAGAATAACTTTTTCATAGTGTTTGTGTTTTGTTTGACAAATATAAATATAATATTTTAACTGCCAAAATTTTTATATAAAAAAAGACGTTATTCTACGTCTTTTTCTTTTTTGGCGGTTACTCTAATTGCTTTTGATAATACTTCACATTCTCCTAATGAGAATATTCCGGATTGATATGCGTATTTAACGGCTTGGGTTAGATAGTATATTCCGTGTTCTTTATCCATAGTTTCAAGTATGGCATCTAAGTGTTCTTCAGATTGGATTGGTATTGATTCAAATAGCTTTCCGAATAATTGAGGTTCTTCCATTTTTTTAATTTGTTTGATATTTATAAGTATATGAACAAAAATAACAAAATACAGATTAAAGAGGCTACCGGAGAGAGTGGAACTAGAGGTTCGTTTATAGCACCTCTTCAAGTGGGTATTAGAAAATTCAAAAAATCTCAAATGGGTCCGTTTACGACATCGGTATCTAAGTATGATAATCCTGAATTGGAATTTGATAGTTATGATGGTTCGATGGATGAAACAAAGAAACAGATTAAGAAGATAGAGGGGAAGGCAAGAAAGGTAACTAATTATATGACGAAACACCCTGATTCGACCAATAGTGATGAAGAGGGTAACAACATTAATCAAACACCCGGTAAGAAAAATTTAAAAGTTGTTCCAATTAAAGAAAATACGTTGGCTAGTAATGCCGGTGAATACAATGGTCCAATTGAGTTAGGATTAAAAAAATGGAGAAAGACTGAATTATTTCCTTTTAGTATTGATGTTGATAATCACCATAATAAAAAAGCTAAAGGTAAACATATAAAAAATAATGTTGAACGTGTTATTGGTATGTGGGAGAAAGGTGTTGACGGAAGTTATGATATAGACACACACGACGTTCATACGGTTAAAGAATGGGTTGAGATAACCGAAGGCACCATATTGGGAGATATTGTCCCAAATGGACTAAAAATGTCCTCTAATTACGACAGAGTTATTGATAAGTTTAGAAAGGATATTCCTGAGGATAAAATGAAGGAATATGATTTGATTTCTGAGAAGATAAAAGATTTTGTTCAAGATAGGGGATATGTTATAAAAGTATTGAATTCTTGTAACACCGGATTTAAAGGGGTTAGAACAAATAAGGCAATTATTTTATGTTCACCTGAAATGTTTCCAAATTTTGCATCATTTGTTTATATTTTATTCCACGAATTAAGGCACGAACAACAGATGAGTGAATTTGATTTGAAGGATTCCTATATGGGGGATATTGAGGATTTTGAGGAATTTTATAAAATCTATTGGGATATGGAAATGGATGCCGATAATTACGGTAAGGATTGGGTTAAAAAAATTGGTGATGTGTTAAAATTGCCTGAGGATGTTTATTATCTAGATAATATGATTAAAAATTATCCATCAATGTCAAATATGGTTAGACAAATGACATCACACCTACACAGAGAAATACAAACCTTAAAGAGTCGAGGAATGACGTATACGGACATTAGTGACTTGGATATCGTTAAGAAACACTTACAGAGTCTTGAAGATATGTTTTAAATAACAAACCCCTACTCAACAGTGGGGGTTTTTGATTTAATTAAGATTCTATTCTTTAATTTTGATAATGAATGTTCCACTTGGGATTTCATTTGTTCAATACGTTGCATTCTATTTTGTTGCACTTTGTTATCATACATATTGGACATTTTCTTCCAATCTCTATCAGTAAGGGGGATATTACTATAATAACAAACGTGATTGATTATTGTAATTTTTTTATCGTCTAAGATAATGAATACACCTAATTTTTTATTTTCTATAATTCTATGGTCAGATAGTGGAGCAATTTCATAAATGGAATTGGAATGTCGTAAGACATTACGGAAAATAAATTTACAATCATTGATATCCGCCAATCTTCCCGGGTCAACAACATCGTATAATATCTGTAACTCTAATAGTTTCTTTCTAACAGCTCTACGTTTTAATTTTCGTTTTATGTATTTTATCATATCTTTAGTGAATTATCGGACAAAGATACGTAAAAATTTTATATATAAAAAAATAATTTGATAAAAAAAAGGAGAAAATTAAATTCCTCCTTTATTTTTTGCTTTATCTAAGTAGTCATAAGCTCTATCTCCATACATTTCATATATTTTTTTGAAGAATTGTGCGGGGTTTTTTCTTATGTATCTAAGAACATCATTTGGGATATACGAACCGTATTTGTCACCAAAGATTGATTTGACTTGTCTCTCTCTATCACTCGTTGGTCTATTAACATCGGATGAGTAATCTTGTTCAGACATTACTTTTTTAATAATGTTTGATAAATCTGATTCTGAAAGTTTAACTACCTTACCCATAACTTACGAATTTAATCCATTCATTCCACCAAGTTCGATTGCATCTAGTAAGACAACTGCCTTACCATACGCGTTTGTCCAAGTTGGGTGGGGTGGGACAACTGTTATAGTGTTACCACTACAATCAAGTACACACATAATTGTTTCTGTTCCTGCGGATATAGGTGGTGGTGATACACAATTTTCACAATCTAAAAAGGGACCTGAATAGTAATAATAATTTGTTTCACCCGAATTAGTTAACCCATCAAAAGTTACGCAAAATGGTGTTCCTCTACCAAATTGTATTTCATAAGTACTACCTGATGTGGGAGCACCAAAGTAACTACAAAATTCAGTTGGGTCTATATTAATCTCTTCTAATGTACCACATCGTATAAATTTAAAATTTAAATCCACTGTGGTCTCACTTAAACACTCACAACAATCTGTATATGATATCCCCAAGGTTACCCCTATAGTTGGAGGGTTAGACGTTTCTACCCCAACAGTAGCACAAAATCCTATCTCGTCAATAGAATACCCTACTGTTTCTCCCACTGTTAACGTTATTGCAGAAACAATGTATTCCTCATTAGTTAAACAATCATTTATAATATAATTTGCCATATATTTTGTATTATTTTTTTTTTAGTTTTTATTTATAAATATCTTATTATTCCAAATACTTCACATTAACAATCTGAAATTTGATTTGTTTTTTGTAGGTATTAATCACCCCACTACTCTCAACTTTCAAATCAACATAGTATTCGTTTGGTATTTTATCCCTCGTATCGAACATAAAGTAATATTCATTTGGGGTTTGGTTAATTCTTGTCCATCCTTGAACTTGAACTTCTGTTTGCCCTTCTCTTACATACACTCGGTAATGAGCCTTTACGTTTGGAAGTAACTTATTTGTTGTGTAAGCTTGTTTAATTACCACGCCAACTTTTCTAATATCTGTGTTGTATATTTTTTCGTCTTGTTTTATTCCGTAAAAATCAAATCCATAAATCTTTGGGTCCTGAGTTGACGTACCAATTTGAATTGAATGTTTTAACGGGTATAATACAAAGTCATTGGTTATATTAGGTAAAGAAAAACCATTTAATTTTAACCCTGACCAAATGTCATAAAAAGAACAAGGTGTACGATACCCAATTAATGGTGGTATTGTAACTTCATAAACACCTTTGGTTCTCTGACATACATCTAAGTAAGGACTCATTAATCCTAAAATAGGAGTTCCATTGGAATCCGAAATAGACACTGACGGTAATTCATCTAAGTTGATAGGATTACCATCTTCGTATATGTATAAGTATAATTTATTGATTTTCCCTAACGAAAATGAGTTTCTGTCATCCTCAATCAAATCATCATAGTTTGTTTCTAAGAATGGTTCGTAGAAGGTTTGAGTATGTCTTGTAAAGAATTGAACTTCGTAGTTCTCAGTTAACCCCGTTAAGTTTTCAATTTGAGGTAAATAAGCAATTCCCCATCCTGTTACACCGGTTAAACCATTTGTTAAGATATTATTAATTTCACTTGTCATATCAAAAGATATGTCTTCATTCCCGAATTGAAAATGTTGTGTGTCTACAATAGTTAACGCACTGTATGGTGTTGAACCTGAATTATTATTGTTATAGATACCCGGTGATGTCCACCCACTTAATGTTGTTGTTTGAATCCAATTTGACGGTCTTGTTGAGAAGTTTCTATCTGAATTACTATAATCATATATTAAGTCAGCAAAGTCATATCCAACACCTTCGTCCCACATTTGGTTGTTAGGTATTCTAAATAATATTAAATCAAAGGAAGTTGCTCTCAATCTAGCTTGAGATGTTGTTGTATTTAACTCTTCAATATTAAAGGTTGATGTGTTAACCATTCTTAACGTATGTGTCATAGCATCAGGACAAGTTGTAGATATTGTTCCGTCAGATATTTTTTCTTGAAGAAGAGACATATCCAAATCAAAAATGAAACGGCTAAACCCATTTGGGTATTGTGAAGTCGCTAATGAACCATAAAATAGTTCAGTCACAGGGTTTCTTCCGGTGTTTGTTAAACTATTTGATATGATTGTATTGTTTTTACTAAAATAGGAATTGTTAATTGACATAAAATCTTTTAACAATAAATATTTAGTTTAATCGAATATTTTGATTTAAGACAGTATTATTTACATCGGCTAGTAATTGATTGATACTAGTCTTGGTTGTTTTAGAACCTTGAGTCGCTTCATCCGGAACCATATTAGCATGAGGATGGACGTGATTGTTTAAAAATTCAACAATTTTCTCAATCAGTTTAACCAATTCTTCACCTCTAACACTTGAGTATGTTTTCTCAAATAATGTATCTCCGGCACCAACAAATTTATCCTGTGGAATACCGTATAACGTATTAGATAAATCAATTTGTCCTTTAGGACTTGTTGCGTTTTGAGATAATAAAAATACTTTTTGAGCACCTAACACACCGTAAGTAACATCTTCATTTTGAAATGTTGTTGGTATTACTGTTTCTTCTTTAACAGTTCCTTGAGGACCAAATAAAGGTTTACCCCCTTTATTTTCTGAAACCAAAAACCAACCTTCTTCTTTTGAATTATTTAATTTAATTTTATTAAAAAATCTTTTGTAATTCACGTATTCAACAACATCATTTAATGCCGTTGATGGTGTAAAGTTTTTACCGGTATCGTATGTTTGTTTTGATGGTGTAACAACAAAAGGAAATTGGTCAGCAAGATTTTTTGGGTTATTAATTGTTATTCCTGTAAATGTAACATTTGGGTTAAATACTTTAGAAATAAAATCATTAATTGATTTAACCGATTCCTGAAAAGTTTTACCCACAAACGATATGGACTCTAGTTCAACACCATAATCTTCACCACTATTTAATTTTAATATGGTATCGTATTTAAAGTTGTCCGTATTAACTTTTGGACTTGGTTTAAGATTATACAATTTAACTGACCCGGTAAAGGAATCTGCCGTCGTATTTAATGTTGCAATATCCCAAACAATCATTTTTTTAACTAATAAAACATCTTGAACTAATCTATATTTTGTTTCAGGTGGTAATGTTTTTTTAGTTTGAGTAAATCTTGTTAACTGTAAAAAGGCTCTATTTTGATTACCAATTGGGAATTTATCTTTAGATAATTCTTTTGTTTTTCCGGCACGGATTAATACTTCATTTTCTTTTACAATAACGTCAGCGGTTCCTCTACCTAACAAAGCGTTGTCACCAGGTTCAGGGAAGATACCTTGACTGTTTTTATCACGGTATTCACCGTCTTGGTTTTTAAGACTCATACCTTGTTTAATTCTATCTCCGGCTGCCAAGAATTTTTTGGCGCCTTGGTAGTGTTCAAAAGGTGTTGTCATTGGAGACGAGAACGGACCTTGAATATAAAATTGGTTATTAAATTCGGACATTCTATTCATATAAACAATATGAACATACTCATCCTTTTTAGGTGTCTGACTAATATAAAACGGTAATAACGGCATAAAAAGTAATGGGTCTCTCGATGTCCATATATCTTTTTGTTCATCCCAATTCGGAACGGACGCGATTATATCGTTATAATTTTTAGTTTCAGGAATAACTCTAATTCTACCCAACATCATTGGGTCTTGGTTATCGTAAACATATCCCGGAAATAATATTTGATACTTATTTTGACTATCTATTATCATTTGGTTTTATTCTTTTTTGATATTCTTTTAATATGGTGTTGTAAGTTAACTCTAACTTATCTAATTGTTCAGTTCCTTTTAAAACTAATTTTTTAGTAAATTCAAAATCCTCCAAAAGATAATCCATCGCAAGAATTAAATCTTTATTTGACGATGTTTTATGTTCTTTAATGATTTGTAATACTTTTTCAGATTTTTCTTTCTTATCCATAATTAGAATTTTTTACCATACGAACTGGCAGGAACAGTCAAGAACGCCGGAGTTACCACCAATGGTCCCACCGCAACTTGAAGTTTATTATTTTCCGCATCTTCCATAGCCATCGCTTTCATTTGTCCAAACTTCCCTAATAAATCAAAATTTGGTGCACCACTTGGCATCGCTCCGGTAGGGATTCCCATACTTTGCATTTCTTCAATGGCACCAATAAAGGCTCTTGATTCGGAGTAACCATCCAATAATTGTGCGGCATATAAGAATGGTAATGGTATTCCACTACTCAGTCCGGGGAGATTTAATAAATTCAATAACGCCAATATATCGTCTATTAAGTTTTTACACTTACGATAATCCGTTATCAATCCAATGATTGCCAATAATAACGCAATTAATTTTAATATCATTGCATATTTTTTAACAATCTTTTCTTTAACAATATCTTTAATAACTTGTTGAACAAGTTTCAAAATGTCTTCTTTAATTAATTTAAACAATTCCTCAACAAATATTGCACCTACTTTAGATACTAAATTAATGAAGAACTTTTTAAATATTTTAGCGAAATCAACAAATGATTTTATATTGTCCGCCAATGTATTACCCAACGCTTTATACATAACAATAATTGGTAATATCATTTTTGGAGTAATTAAAGCACTAATCATTCCGTTACTTATTAATTTTATAAAATTTGTGTCAACAACAACCTGTGGGGTAACATTTATTCCAACACCAATCCAAGCCGGATTGTTTGCCAAAACATCTGTTATGTTATTTGCCGCCTCTTCAAACTCAGAACCTTCATAAAAATTTAATTGTCCTAACGCACTTATAATTTCGTTGAAGTTAACAGGTAAATCAATGTTATCACAATCCTCAAATTGAATAACCCCTTTCTTAATGTTTTGTGTTCTAATATCAATATTTCTTAAATCAATTTCAGTAAACTCAAAAAATGAATCGTCAACACCATCTAGTTCAGCTATCTTAGCAATACCACTAGTATCTATTTCATTACCCCTACTATCAAAACAAAGTCCTAATATTCTTGCCAATATTAATTCGTATTTACTTGCGTTTTCAACTTGAGATGTTCCCGCAGATACTTTCATTGATATTGCACCGGATAAGGATTCCATAATAGACCCAATAATATCGGTGTCTTCCGCCATTCTTATTGTGTCGTAATAATCAACCATAAATTCACCTACTCTAAGAGGTCCGGTTCTACTACTTAAATCAACCTGAAACCAACCACCTGTTACACCATTTGGGTCAGCGTTTACATATTGTATTTTAAATAAATCTTGACCCGACTTACCTACGTGAGTGTATATACTATTATTTTGAGTTAATTGATGTAATTCTCGATTCATTGAGAATGGAATTTGTCCTACTTGAATCGACTTCTTTTCGTAAACAACAGCACCTACTTCATCTTGGGGGTCAATTAATAATCTATTAAATAAATCGATAGAACCAACTTTTACATAAATTGTTTCCGGAGATGTGTATGTTTGTTGTTGGTCACACCCTAATGCTGTTAAACAATCTTTAATAACAATTGTTCGTAACCTTGGTTGTACGTTTTTAATTGTTCTAATTAAGAGTCTTTTAATATATGATGGTGAACCACTACCATTTCCACCTGTTGTGTTGGTTAAATCTAAAAGTTGTTCAAATTGGTTTTTTACTTGTTTCTGATATCTTTTAGTTTGACTTTTAACACTGTTTAATGATTCTGAAACTTGAGATTTTGTTTTTTCAAAGGAACTACCCGCTTTTCTATTTGCCTCGTCATACTGAGACTTAATATCAGCAAAAGATTTTGTTGCGTTAACTTTCTTTTGAATTTTATTATATCCAAAATTAATGTCTAATGAACCCATATTATTTTTTCATTTTATAAGAATCGTTATCTTTTGAAATGTCTTTTTCCATTAGAGTTCTGAATAGTTCATCATCCCCTAAATCAGTTATTGAGAATCCTGCTCCACTATCTTTATTAGCGTTAGATTTTTCCCACATAGAAGATTGTAACTTAGATAGGGTTAGTTTTTTCTCAATACAGTCGTTAACAATTTTTTGTTGTTTTTCGATAACCGGACCAATGACAGTCATATCCTCCGGTTCTTTCATCATTGTTAACATCTTGTTTTGTATTCTTATTGCAGTATTTCGTTGTTCCACAACTTCGTTATAGATTTCCTGCATCAATGATAACATTGATTCTTTTGAAAGATTAATTTCTTTTTTTGTCGGTCTTGCCATAACAATAAATATTTAATATTGGATTTTATTTAACCATAGTTTGGACTAACTCAAAATACATATTTTTATATTTCTTCATTGACCCTCTAATTTCTTTAGTAGAAAGGTTGGTCATTTCCCTCAATGAGAGTAATATTATATTCTTGTTGAATTTATTATTGTCGTTACCCACAAAAATATTTTCATAATTATCGAATAAATCGTATAATGCTTGTCCGAGTTTTATTTCATTCTCACTTAGATTTTCATTTTTAACAAACAAATCTAATTTGATTAAAAAATGATGAATAATCCTTTCAGAATCTAAATTATCATTTTCAATGTAATATGCGAACCCTTCATCGTTTTCTAAACTAGTTGAAATATCTTCGTAAGAAATTTTTCTATTAGTTTCTTTTTGGTCCTTAATAATTTGACCCATAAGATAATTTTTACATATGGTTCCAAAATAAGAGTAAGCCTTCTTTTCTTTAGAAGGCTTAAACTTATCTATTTTTGTTATTAAGAATGAGTGAGTATCTGTATGGATTTCATTAAAATCCATGTCTTTTCTATATAATTTGTATCTTCTTATAATCGAAGATATCATCTTATCTAAAGGTTTTAATAAAAACTCATTATAAATTTTATTTCTCTCGTGATGACATTCGGTTTCTAAAAATCGAACAACTGCCAGTTCTTCTCGAACATCAAAATAATTTAATTGGGTTGGTTTTCTACCTTTCTTCTTTAACTCAACGCTGGTGTCTCCTGTCAAATTAACTGATTCAGTCATTACGATTCTTGAGATTCGTATTTTATGGCTCTGTCATTAATAAAGAAAAACTCTTTTTTTGCTGACTCTACCCAAAATTTAACCTCGTCCGGGGAAATGATATCGTCACCATTTTTGTAATTCCAAAAAATAGAACCTTCACGTAAGTTCATATGTTTGTAACCAATTTTAGGAATTGTCATAATTCTTATTGAGTTGTATGTCATTCTTAAAAAGAATTCGTACCCAAAGGTTAATTTAAACGATGGTTTTAACAATCCATAATCAATGAATGATTCTTTTTTAATTACTATCCCTGATAGTTGGAAATTTTGATAATCCATTAACGTTTCATTTGTTAAGATTCCCATTTCAGGTGTAAAATTTGCTGCGAATGTTGCCTCATTAGTGAAACCCGCAAAATTTGTGTTTTGGTCTACGTCAACAACTATTGGTAAAAATGCCGATACCTCAGGATATATTTCAGAATATTTAAGAACGTTCTTAAACCAAATTGAAGAATATTCATCATCAAATTCAAACAATGAAACCCACGTTGATTTTGCACTTCTAACACCATAGTTAATTTGTGCCGAGTAATTTGGTTCTTTAGTCCACTCAACTTTAATTACCGGTAAATCACCAAAGTCAAAATCGTTTAAGTATTCAACTAAAGATGTTTCGTTAGTATGAACAATAACAAGTTCTTTTATTTCTGTTTTTTGTATTCTTAACGAATCGATAGCTTTTTTAAAGTATTCGTCAAAATCTCGTGCTTTAGACGATTTAATCGGTAAGATAACCGATACATCAAATGTTTTAATTTCTTCCATATTGTTCTTAAATTGTTTGTAGTTTAGATAATTGTTCAGTAAAAGATTCTTGTCTTGACGTTAAATATTTATCAAATAATTCAACAGATTCTTTTTCAAAAGATTCTTTAGTTGGTAATGAATCAACAGTTTTTTTCATTTGAATAAATAAGTTTTCGTTTACATTATCCTCTAACCAATTTTGTAAATAATCGGCAATGAAGTCAACTAATTGTATTTTATTGTTAATCCATAAACCATTTTCCTCACTCATCCATTCAGGAATTAAACTAGGAACTAAACCTAATACAGGTATTCCACATTTCATAGATTCTAATGGGTATGTTCCATAAGCACTTGTCTCATCAATCCATACTGATAAACAAGATTCTTCCAACCCGGTTGAAAATTCTTTTTCTGTTAGACTTCTCATATCTCTGAAGGTTACCCATCTATATTGAGGAAATTTAATGTAGAATGTTTTAATTAAGTTAACCGTATCTCTTTGGTCTCTTGAATGTACTGTAATGATTGGTTTTGCGGGTAAGGTTTGAGGTTTAAAACTATCAGAAATGTATGGAGTTAAGATATCAAAAGATATGTTTCTCATAACACTTTCGATTTGTTCTTTTTGTTTGTTTGATGTTGTTATACATTTTAAAAATCCTAAGTCACTCCAAGATTGTCCTGGCTGTAACGTTTCTAACATATGGTCGTATGATTGACATAATACAATTTTACCACAAGGTAAATTGTTAACTTGAGACATAACAAAACCGTATAGTTCCGGGATGATAATTAAGTCTTCCGGAGAAACATCTAAATTCTGACCCTCAATTGATTTATGTGGTATTACCATATATTCTTCACCTAACCATTCAGATACACCAGTGTAATCAGGAGTTTCGTGTAAAATAATTGGGTTATACCCGGCGTTTAATAATGATAACGCTAATCTATAGATGTAAGCAATAGATGCTTTAGCGTTACCTTTGGTGTCTTGAGCAATAAGATAAATTCTAGATTTCTTATTTTTCATATTCTCAATAGACAATTCTAATTTTGTAATTTGTTCTTGATTCATATTATATTTTATTTAGTAAGTTTTTATAAAGTAGCGTGTTAAACGCAATTTTAAATGGTATTGATAAATTGTTAGTACCCTTTGCACCTAATTGTTCATCAATCTCTTCCGGTTCGTCCATAATTATTTCCATCATTAATTTAACCGTTTCATATTTAATTATACTAATGTGGGTTGATTCTGTAATACCTGAGGTAACAACTTTATCCCCTTTAATTTGAACGTAGTCATCTATTTTGTCTAAATCCAAATAATAATTTTCACCTAATACTTTTAACATTATATTATTTTTGTTAATTCAAATTCTAATTCTTTAATTGTTGTTATAGAATTGTCTAATTTGATATGTTTATTGTATTCCGTTTGATATTGTATGATAATTTTATCATCCGGATGTTCTAATAATAAGGCGGGATTAGCCGTAAGTAAAACATCAATTTCGTCCCACATTGAATTTATTGTCATATTACTATAGAATTTTACTTTTTCTATCTGACAACCAAATTTTGATAAGAAGAATAACGATGATGGTTTTGACCTACCCATTTCATCAGACACAATTAATATGTCGTGATTATCTCTTAAATTTACGTATATCTCATTTAAATCATTGAAGGTTGAATATTCAGTTGATTGAGAGTGTCCAAAAATTTCCATAGGAAACTCCTCATATAAAAATGAATATAATTCTTCGTCCGTTTGGAACTTAAAATGATTTCTAAGATTTAAACTATCTACCGGTAGGGATATCTCATATTTAAAAGATTCTTCGTCTTCCAACCCCTCCGTCTTATCTATCATATATTTTTGATAGGTTTGTTCTATTTTATCTATTGTATTTCTTAATACTCCGTTAATCTCAATTGCTATTCTCATCCGGTTCGTTATCGTATTTACGTAATATCTTACTAATTAATGGGTTTCGTACAATATCGTTTTTATCTTTAAATTCAAACGTTGACACATAGTCATCATCTCTAAACTTTTCGATTGCGTCCCATAAACCACTGTGGGTTTTATTTTTATATTTGTCCGATTGTTCCACATCACCTGATATGAAGAATTTACTGTTAAACCCAATTCTTGTTAAAAGAAGTTTCATTTGACTTGGCGAGGCATTCTGACCTTCTTCAAATATTAGAATAGAATTATCAATATTCATACCTCTCATAAACGCTAATGCAAATACTTCAATAACTTCAATCTCTTTAAGTTTTTCACGAGATTCTTTTCCAATAATTTTATTTAATAAATAATATGATGGAAAAATATATGGGTCTAATTTTTCTTCTACGTTACCGGGTAGTGAACCTAATTTTTCTTCGGCTTCAACCGCCGGTCTAACAATGATAATTTTCTCATAAGGAGTTTTTGGGTCTGATAATAAATCAATTGCAGCTTTCATTGTTATGTAACTTTTACCAACGCCCGCTGGTCCGGAACAAACAGTAATTTCACTTTCAATTAGAGTATCGTAATACTTTTTTTGATTTACTGTTAAAAACTTTTCTTTAGTTTTTCTCCTGATGATTTGACCAATTAAATCTTTTTTACTTACCGGTTTACCGGTGACTTCCGGAGTCGGAGTTGTTGTTGGTTTTCTTTTTCTAGCTTCAGCCATTTTTTAATTATTGTTGTTTATAATATGTTAACCAATGTTCAATCATTTCGTCTAACATAGTTTCAAAGGTATAGTCGTGAGTCCATCCCGTTGCTTTTACTAATTTTGATGGGTCACCTTTTAAATTATGTAATTCTTCCGGTCTTAAAAACTTCTCATCTTGTTTCACATATAATTCCCAATCTAAATCTAATTTTCCAAAAACATACTCACATAGGTCTTGTACTGAATGTGATATCCCTGTTGCACATACAAAATCATCAGGTTTATCCAATTGAAGAATCTCCCACATTACTTTAACATAATCTTTAGCGTGTCCCCAATCTCGAGTAGCATCTAAGTTACCTAGTTTAAGTTCATTCGATAATCCAAATTTAATTTTAACGGCCTCTTTACAGACTTTATTAGTTACAAAGTTAGTTCCTCTTCTTGGTGATTCGTGGTTGAATAATATTCCGTTTGATATGAACATACCATAAGAATTTCTATAGTTACGACAAATATTGTAACTAAAAACTTTGGCACATCCGTAAGGTGATACAGGGTTCAATGGTGTAGTTTCTCTTTGATATCCATCGGTATCAATTGAATTACCAAACATTTCTGATGATGACGCTTGATAAATTTTAATAGATGGGTCTAATAATTTAACCGACTCTAAAACATTTAAAGTTCCTATTCCAGTAACATTTGCGGTGTATAATGGTTGGTCAAATGATATTCTTACGTGTGACTGAGCGGCTAAATTATATATCTCAATTGGTTTAACCTCACTAATAACTCGTACTAATGATGATAAGTCAGTTAAATCAGCGTAATGTAATTTAACTTTATCATATACTTTATCCAATCTTGATGTTTGATTTTCTGCTACTGAATTTCTTTTTAAAGTTCCGTGAACTTCATATCCTTTTTCTATTAAGAATTCTGCAAGATAAGAACCATCTTGACCATTAATCCCTGTAATTAAAGCAATTTTATTTTCTTGTGTTTTCATAATTTTCTATAAACCAATTTATTGTTTCTTTTAATCCCTGTTCAATTGGGGTAAATTCAAAATTAGGTAAATACGATTTTAATTTTGAATTATCCGATGGTTTTCTAAATTGACCATCAGGTTTTGTTTTGTCAAATATTACTTTCCCTTTAAAGTTAAACTCATTAACTAATAAATCAACCAAATCTTTAATACTAATTTCATTTGAGTTACTGAATATAATAGGTTCTGATTCATTATAATTGTCTAAGGCCCATTCAGATAATTTTGCGATATCTTTAGAATATATAAATTCCCTTAATGGTGTTCCACTACCCCAAACAACAAAATCAGCGTTATCTCTTTGAGCGTTATACATTTTATGTAATAACATAGGGATTACGTGACCGGTGTCTAATGAAAAATTATCATTTGGTCCGTAAATGTTTGTTGGGATTACTGACACATATTCTAACCCATATTGTTCCCTATAAGCTCTTATTTGAATATCAGCCATTCTTTTTGCGTATGCGTATGGGTAATTTGAAAAGTGAGGGGCTCCTAAGTGAATTTTTTTCTCAGTTATTGGGTATTCAATATTGTCCGGAAATACACAAGTTGATAAAAATGATACTAATTTTTTAACATTATTTTTTCTGGCCGATTCAATAACGTTAGTGTTAATCATTATGTTATCGTAAAAAAACTCTCCTTTATAATTCATATTGGCACTAAGACCACCTACTTTACCGGCACAATGAATAACGTGAGTTGGTTTATGGTATTCAAACATTTTATCGGTTTCTTCAATATTTCTCAAATCATACTCTTTACCAATTTTTACATCAGAAGTAATGGAAGAACCAACTAAACCATTACCACCGGTTACTAATAATTTTTTCATATATTTTCGTTAACAATTTTAATTACTTTAGTTATTTCTTCTTCAGTCATTTGGTGATTGTTTGGTAAGTATAAACCATATTCGTGTACTAACTTTGAATTAGGTAATTCTTGTTTCCCATATCTTTCATACCAAAATGGGTGTTCGTTTATTGACCCACAAATTAATGGTCGACATTCGATATCATTATTTTGTAATTCAGTTATCAATCTGTCAAGATTTTTAGTTATTATAGGATAAGAAAAATTTGACACATAGGAATTACTTGTTGGTTTAACCTCCCAAAAATCATTTTTGATACCTTCTTTATATCTTATGTAATTCTTATATCTAGATTCAACAATATGGTCTAATTTATCCATTTGTTGAATTCCGATAAACGCTTGTAAGTCAGTTGCTCTTAAATTAAACCCCGGGTAATAAAAGGTGTATAATGATTTAAAATCATTAACCTTATATTTTTCGCGTAATTCTTTTTGTTTCGATAAAGGTAAATCTCTGTCCCACCCGTGCGACCTAATGGATAATAAAATATGATACAATTCTTCATTATCTGTTGATACCATACCACCTTCAATTGTTGACATATGATGTCCAAAATAAAATGAAAAGGTTGATAAATCTCCAAAAGTTCCTAAATGTTTATCACCGTATTTTGAACCAATAGATTCACAAGTATCCTCAATTAATAAAATATCATTTTCTTCACATAGCTCAATGATTTCTTTCATATGATTAGGAAAACCTAATACGTGAACTAATATAATTGCGGAAGGGTTTTCTTCTTTAATTAACGTTTTTAAATGGTTAATATCTAAACCTAAATTATCCTTATCACAATCACACATAATAGGCGTTAATCCTAATTGTATTGCCGGTGTCACAGTAGTTACCCAAGAAACTGCTGGAACAATAATTTTATTATTTTTTAACTTACCGGATAGTATTAACGAATAAATCGCCGCTAAATTGGCTGAAGACCCGGAATTCACAAATACCGAATACTTACACCCTAACCATTTAGACCATAAGTCCTCAAAAGTTGTTGTTAATTCTCCTTTAGTTAATCTTGGATTGGTTTTTAACCATTCTATTAATTTGGTGATGTCATCAAAATCAATAGTGTCCTTTACTAGTTTAATACTCATATATGTCTTTAATTGTTAAGTTGATTAGGTCGTTATAATCTATTGTTTTTTCGCAAC